ATAATCTCCTACCTAACCAATAATATTAGTCAATTATTTACGTCTATTTTTACTAGCTTCGTATTTTTTCATACCAATTTCATTGGTTCTCATTCTTTGATCGCGATCATAAGTTAATTTATCCAAATCTCTATTGGCAATATTTTCTCTGCCTTTTCTTCTAGCCAATAATTTTTTATTAGCACGATCGATAGCAGATTCTTTTTCATCAGCTGCATTTTGATCATAGAAACCTTTAGCTTGTTTAGCAGTTCTAAATTTTTCTCTATAAGCTTCAGCTTTCTTAGCCCCACCTAGTACTTTATTTTGAATGAATCTAGCACCTTTTAATACTTTATCAGTAATCCAAGAAATGATACGAGTTAAAGTAGAAATAATTTTTTGCAAGATAGTCTTAGATTTGCCATCTTTAGCAGTGCCGTATTTATTTCTAAAGCGACGCAAAGCTGCTTTGAATTGAACTAATTTTCTTTCAACCCAAGATCTAGGTTTACTTTCAATTACTTTTTTTAATTGAGCTTCATTTTGTTGAAGTTTTGCATTGTAGTCTTCATCAGCTTTATTGATAGAATGGTTTCTGTCACTTAAGTCTTGAATTAAGCCACGACGTCTTTTAGAATCAATGCTTTTGAAACCTTGTTCATAATCAGCTTCAACTTTAGCTGGTTCTTGTTTCAAATCATTAACTTTAAATCTAGCAGCTCTTTTAGCATCTCTAACAGCTTTGCTGCTTTGTTTCAATGCAGCTTCTGTAAGAACACATTCTACGTCTTGTTCTAAAGATTCTAAGAACGCAGTAACTTCATCATATTCATAATTTTCATTCATAATAAATAGTGCCATGTGACTAATTCTCCTTTATATTAATTAAATCTTTTTAAACTAGCTACTAATTTGTTTTTAGCAAATCTAGATACATCACCAATATTTTTTTCTAATGATGCCATAATATCTTTATTACTATGAACAAATCCCATTAGACATTCTCTGATGTCTTTATCAGGTTGAATAGTAGTAATAAATTTATTAAATGCTAATATATAGAATCTATAGAAAGATGACCGCATATTAATATCTTTTTGCAATAATCTATCCATACGTTCAGATTCTTTTTTAATATTTTTAATATCTTTTTCGATAATAGCTTTTGTTTTAGGATTAAGATCTGGGTTCTTTAATTCCTCTTCTAAAATAGAAATTTGGGTCAAAACCCTGGCAGCTGTAGTAGGATGAGGCTCACCAGAAATAATAGTCTCAAATACATTTGCAATGATAGTATCTAAAGCAAATAAATGACCAATAATAGGGATTGTATCAACCGTTCCGTTTATACCAGAAACTAACGATTCAGTTTCTACCAATTTAACCGCTGTTGAAAATTCTACACCATAACCATTCATGGCAACAAATTTATCTGCAAACGACTCATCCATAAAGTCCAAATAATTGACCATATTACTTCTAGCTATTTTAGATTTATTTTTTGCAATATACTCTACATATTCTTTTATTTTTTCTTTTCTAGCTTTTAGAATAGGTGCAGTAAAAATACTTTCTATCATATTACCGATCTTTGCTAAACTTTTTGGCAAATAATCTGTAAGTTCTTTTTTATATGATGCTAGAGTAGCCAAGAAATCCATTGAATTATTGAAATCTCTCCACTGCTCATCTCTTTTTACTTGGGCGCCTAATCTCTTACCAGTATCTGTGGTATTCATCAACAAACCAACCAGATTCATTATTTTTTCATTAGTAGACAGTCCATCCATACCAAAAGCACCATCAAATTCGGTAAATAATGATAAAATGACTGTTGATAATATATATAGAGCTTTGGCATTATTTTTATAAGCCAAAATACCTATAGCCATTTGGCTAAAATTATGCCCAATTTCATGTAATATAATAGATAATATCTGACCAGATGTAAATTTAGCATTAAATAAAAGGCCATCAGTAATAAATGACACACCATTCATTTTAGCTGATTCTTTATATCTTAAACCATTCGAATCCAACACATCATCAAAGTTAGCGAATCTTGCAAATTCCAAGCTAACAGGATATGTCATTGCATTTATCTTGAAATCTTTTAAGATATTAACAGTAAACGTTTCAAATCCGAATTGTTTTTCAAGACACTTTTCAAATTCAGTCCAATTTCTATCTGTATACAAATGGTGAGCTGATGATTTTAATCTTTTGGCAGCTATTCTTGCCATGCCAGAAATACCACTACCATTTACCAAATACGGGGCTCGTATTTTATCAAGTAGCATTTCTGCCCTTTTAAGGTATTTTGATTTGGGGACATATGCTTCACTAAGTATACCTCCGCTTTCAAAATCCTTTATATAATATAATCCCATTTAGTATTTTCATCCTTTGCAAAGTTAATAAATTATACTAAAAAATATGACTTACATAAGTGTTCTACTTAGAGCTTTTCCTTTTGGTTATAGACACTATAGATCCTAGACATTGTGGTAATATCAGGAGGTGATATTGTAAAATGCGAGGATATAATGAACTCGAATTACCTAATGCTAAAAAGACGATTACTCTAGATCATCTTCCGTCTTTTGATATAGCTGATTATGATTTTACTAATGAAAAAGATCTAATGAAGTACTTTAAAAACATTGAACGTATTTGTAGATCTTCTAGATCTTATAAGAAATATATTGAGTATTTAAGAAACTGCATAGATATGACTAGCTGTTCTTTTTATAAGAACGTAAACAATGTCGATACTTATTCTATTAAGATTCATATACACCATTCTCCATTAACATTATTTGATTTAGTAACTACTATTTATGCTAAAAGAGTTGCTTGCCAAGAAAATATTTCAGAGAATGCTGTAGCTAAAGAAGTCATGTTTAATCATTACAGATTAAACGTTGGATTAATACCATTATCAGAAACTGTTCATGAACTTGTCCATAACGGTTACTTGTTCATACCAACAAATTACGTATATGGGGATTATAAAACCTTTGTGCAGATTTATGGAAAATATATGGATCCGCAGTTGAAAGCTACTTTAGAATATTCTGAAGCTATTTCTAGAACTTACGATTACAATAAAGAAACTCAAGTGCTGGACGTTCATATGGTTCATATAGACCCAACAGGTTCTTATGATTTCCCAAGTACTGAAGAAGTTATCAATAAACTTCAAACTAGAATTGATGAGATTGATAATGGTGCTACAGAAAATCAATATATGAAAAAAGATTAGGAGGATTATACGATGAGCTTATTATCTACAAGAGAAGCAACAGCAAGTACTATGGTTGAAAAGTTTAATGAAGAATTAGACTTTATGATCAAAAATGATTTATTAGAACAAGGACTTGCAAGTTTGGTTCTCTTTGGTGAAGAATATACTTTAGAAGAAGAATTTGAAGTTACTAAAGAACTTAAAGCTATTGATGAAGATAAAGTATCTTGGATTACTGAAGAAACTTTGTCTGAAGCAGTGAATGCCGAAATTCCAAACTTTAAAGACGTATCTAGTGTAGAAGCGGCTACTGCTAAAATTAAAGCACTTACTAACCAATTGAATCAAAAGCTTAGAGAGCAACAGAGTGCTATTGCTTCTAAAAAGGGTTGGTATGCTACTATTATTCTTAATTTAAAAAGAGCCATTACTTGGTTAAAAGATAAAATTGCAAGTGGGTTCTTTAAAGCTAAGAATGCAGTTACTGGTGCTTTTAGTAAAGATAGAAAATTAGCTAATGCTAAGAATGATTGGAAACGTGCTAATAATCAATATAATAGCGTTATTCAACGATTGTAGTTCTTTAAGATATAAATACCCCTTAAGGACTATTTATTAATGATTATTCTAATATATTATAGTGGTCATTAAAGGAGAACTATATATGCTTCTAAAAGAATCAGATCTTCGTGGATCTACTGAATTCGATTTTATTGAATCACTTGATTCTTTAAACGAATCCGAAATGGCTTATACAGCACAAATGGTTCCTGTTAGACATATTGACCGTTTAAATCGTAATCTAATCCAATTAGAAGAATTCGTGAAATACGGTTCTTCCAATGGTATTACGAATGGTCATAAAGCTATCGGAGCAGTGTGTGAGGCTAGTATGATTGACAATGATTCCACAATTGGATTTGTTGTTAATGAAGCTTCTCTTTATGAAGATGATGAATTAGTAGAGATTTCTCAATCTCTTAAAGAATCTGGATATGATTTATTCATTTCTCCAGTATCTGAAAAATCTATTTATTATCAACAATTGATGGAAGCTTTTGAAAATGACTTCGAAGCAGAAAGCTTCGAAGAATCTTATCATCTTCAAGCATATTGCGAAGGCACTGTTAAAGAAAATTTAAACAGTGTAAAACATGCAGTATGTGGAGTTGGTAATAGGGCTGGTAAGAATATGCTTCGAATCAAGAATCATGTTCAAAATGCAGTAGGTACTGTACAGTCTGCTGTATCTAATACTGGCGATACTGTAAAAACTTTAGCTAACAAATATTCTGCAGCAAAACTTGCTGTTAAGAATTTTGCAGACAAAGCAGCAAAGGCTCCGGAGTCCTTCAAACAATCTGCTAATAATGCTTTGCAAAAAGCTAAAGATACTGCTATGAATTTAAAAAATAAATTGATGGCAGCAAAACAAGGATCCTAATTTTATAATATGGAAGGAGAACATGGCCATGTTTAATTCTGCTATTCAGACTTTATCTGAAATGGCTATTGCTGACAATGGTACCAAAATTCCTCAAACTACAAAAGTATCTGTAGTTGAAGAAGTTAAATCCTTTTTAGATGGATTAGATACGATTCCTGTAAGTGAATGCAAATTCTCTGCAGAAATGGTTCCAGTTCGAGAATCTAAAAGATTTGGTAAATACTTAATTGAAATGGAAGACCTTTCTCGTTTTATGCTTACCAATAATATTTCTTCTGTAACAGAAGCTATTGGTTCTATCTTAGAATGTAATGGTCTTAAAGGTCAATACCATAATACTGCTTTAATCATTGATGAAGCTTCTATTCTTGATGAAATGAGTACTCTTGGTATTGGTACTGATGAAAACTTGTCCAAGTGGCATGATTCTGGTTTAGGCAAAGGCTTATGGGGTGATCAAGCCAATGTAATGACTTATCGCAAATTTGCTAATACTAAACAAATGATGGATACTTTCACTGGTAAATATGGTATTCAACTTATTAAGAAGAACTACAATGTTGGTTTGGCCGAAGCTGCTGAACAAGAAGACGTTCAACTTAAAGTAGAACCTACAGATCAAGTTATTCATGAAAAACCAGTTGAAGCTAAGAAAGCTGCTAAAGCATATAACAAATTCATTGCCGATGATATCGAATCTGAAGATATTGGTGATGACTTAGATGATATGATGGGCTTAGGCGATATTGAAAGTGATGATGATGATAAAGACTTAGAAGAAATTCAAGAATCTTTAGATCCTCATCAACAGCACCTTCAATATCTAAGAGACGTTGCAGCTGGCAAATATGATAAAGATTTAATGTAATCCTATTTATGGAGGTATAATAAAATGGCATTATTCCGTTTTAATGAAGAAGCTTGCGAAGATCAAGCATGTGGTACTATTGGTCTAGATAATGACTCTAAAAAAGGTCTATATTTAGCTGATGAATATGATGATGACGAAGAAAAATTATTCGTTGGCGCTGGTGAAGAAAAAGAAACTAGCAAAATCAATATCCCTGCAGCATTAGCTGCTAAAACTGCTGGTGGTGTAGCTTTTGACCAAACAGAAGTTAATGGTGTAAATGGTGTTCATGAAGCATATACAAAACGAGAAATGCTTCAAGCTGGCAAATCTGTATTAAGACACCATTCCAAAACAATGAGTAGAGACGAAGGTCGTAAATTTAGACGTGACGTTTTCAAACAAATGAGTGATAAAGCTAATCATCAACGTTCTGATCAAGAATTAGAAAGAGCAAATAGAATTGCTGATAGCAAAGCTGCTCGTAACCGTGCTAAATACTTCGCTAAAAACTAATAATAAATAATTATCAATGCCTAGAGATTTATTCTCTAGGCTTGATCTTTTTAATCGGAGGATAACTTATGATTTTTAATAATATGGATAAAGGTATTTTAGATGAAGCATCCGCTATTGTTGGTTCTTCTAAAACTCTTTTTCATGAAAACACAGAGTATTTTCCAGAATTAGTTATTATTAGAGAAAGCAAAGAGTATAATACTAATATCATTAGAATTGAAGATCTAGTAGAATATGCGACTTCTAATGGTATTACTAATGGTACTCAAGCTATCATCAATGTTTGTGAAGCTAGCAATGTTCATACTTCTACAGTTTCTTTATCCTTAGATGAAGTTAATGCTTATGCAGATCAAGAAATGCTTGATACTGCTAGACAATTTGCAGAAGCAGGATTTCAAGTTTTCTTAAATCCTATTTCTAAGAATGATCCTGTATATCAAATAGCTGAAGCAACTTTTGATAAACTTTATGATTTGATGCAACGTGGAGAAGAAGTAGATTCTAATGATCTATTAAATGCTTATTTAAATGATGATTTCAAATCTTTAAAAGAAGCTGTAGATATCAATCCTCAAAATAAGATTCTTCAAAAACTCAAGAGAGTACCACAAGATGTATCTGAAAATATTAATGATAAAGAATATCTTGCAAAGAAAATGTCTTCTATGAGAAATATGTATTATTCTCTAAGAAACAAAGTCCAAGGTACAACTCCTACAAATATGAACGTTGCTACAGTAAAAGCTCTTATGAATAAAACTCAACAAGCTATTGGTTTTATTAAAGCAAAATTAAAGTAATAAATAACTAATTTTGAAATTTATAATAATTACATTATAATAAATCTTTGGAGATATAGATTTTTCATCGGATTTGATATCTCTAAAAGCAATGAAAATAATTTATAAATTATTACTTAAAATCATTATGATCATAATGGAGGTATTTACCTATGTTAATCACTGAATCTCAGTTGACTCGTTCCGCTAGCTTCCAAAACATTCTTGATGAAGCTGTATATTTGAACGAAGCTGAATCCGCTCTCAGCCCTGTTGCTGTTCCTGTAGTTGAAAATTCCCGTATTGGTGCTGCAGTTGTTAACTTTGCTGACGTTGAACGTTTGGCAGAAGAAAACTGCATGGACTACTTCGAAGCTGTTGATGCTATCGCTGAAGCTAACCAAATCTCTGCTACTGATATCGCTGTAGCTGTTGATGAAGCTCGCATCATCATGGACCCAGAAATTGTTAATGAATGCCACAACGTAGTTGTTCGCCCTATTAGTGAAAACTCTGATGCATTCATCTTTGTTGACATGATGCTTGAAGCATTCGAAAACACTGGCGACGTTACTTTCATGAATATGATTATTGATGAAGATGGTGAACCAACAGATCAACAAGCTGAAAATGTAGCAAATGCTGGTACTGATGCTACTAAAGGTGAAAAAGAAGTTGGTACTATTCGTAAATGGTTAGACAAAATCAAAGAATACGCTTACACTAAACCAAAAGAATGGATTGCTAACAAAATTGCTGCTCTTAATGCTAAAGCTGAAGCTTACAAAGAAAAAACAGAAAAAATGGGCGACAAAGCTCCTTGGTACCGCAAAATCGTTAACATGATCATGAAAGCTGTTGCATGGTTGACTGCTAAAATGACTAGCGATAAACGCCGCGAAGGTGCTGCTTCTGCCTTAGCTACTAAAGAAGCTGAAAAGAATAAAGCAAAATAATCTATAAGAATTATAAAAGATATAATTATTTTTAGATAATACAATTGACCTAGGGGCTTAATGCTCCTAGGTCTTTTTTGTGTTTCAAATACCTATGACACTTTAGTAATTTAATCAAGATAAAAAGTAATGAGGTATTTATATGGGATATTTTAAATCTTATTCTTTGAATCTAACTGAAGATTCGAAACCATCATCTACTCTAGATGCATATATAAAAATAATTACAAACTTTGCTTTATCTACATTAATAGGTCAAGCTATCAAAATCTTTGTAGAGGATAAAGTAACAGAAGATTTTGTTATTAAACTAGAAGCTTACAAATCTAATAAGAAATTCTATAGCTATCTCTCTACAGAAGTATCTAAAGTTTATAAAAAGAATCCAGCTTATAAGAGAATGACTTACGAAGATTATCTTCAAACTCCTTTATCTAAAAAGATGAAAGCATTCTATAATAAGAAAGATCTTAAAACAATAGCTAAGAAAGTAAAAGATGCTTTAGCTGCTGGTACTATAAATGCATTAGTTGGAGCTATGTTTAAATTTCCTGGTGGGAAATCTATGATCATTCCAATCTTCTATGTATTAAATAAGAACCATATTGGGCTTGGAAGAAGTTTTATGTATATGGCTCTAGAGATAGAAGGCGCTTTAGTATTACTAGGTCTTAATTTTGGTAAGACTGGTAATCTATTTATAAATGAAGTAGAATTATATAGCTTCGATGAAAATAATGATATTGTTCGTGTACCAATTCCAAGACCTCCAGTAAGACTATATCAACTTACAAAAGAAGATATGAAAAAGATTACTAAGAAAATGGAAGAGTATAAGAACAAAAATACTAATAAAAATCCAGACCAATTGCTTGTAGATTATATTAAAGAATTGAGAGATGAATTATGTTAAAAGATGACTTTTTTAATGCAATCTCTGAATCATGCGAATATGATGCTATCCTAGATATGGTTCAAGAGAATAGAGATATGCTTCTTTGGATGTATGAAAATGGATACATCTCTCAAGAATATTTTGAAGAAGCAGAAAACTCTGGAAATGATCAATGGAGATTAGATAATATAACTGCTATTAAAGCTAATCTTAAAAAGTTTAAAGATTACGCAAATAATCAAGGTAAACAAAATAATGAATGGCTTATTCAAAATAGAGATTATATAATTGATCAACAAAAGTATCCAGTTAAAAGTGGAGCAAATATACAAAATGCTCCAACCTATACAACTGCTTTTGCTAGAATTAAGAAACCATTAAGTTCGAATATAAGTGGTATAGATATAAAAAGAGTTACTATCTTAGATGCTAAAGCAAATAACTTACAAGGTGATGCTAAGAAGCAAGCTGATTATAAAAATAATTTATGGTTTAAAAAGATGCTTGTAACTGATTATAATGGACAAGGACCTTTTGATAAATTTGCTAGAGATTATTACTATGGGATTGATAAAAAGGTTAACTTACAATCTCAAGATATTCAGCAATTACTTCCTAAGGCATATAACTTCTGCACTACTTATAATGCATTGATTAAGTCTTTAGAGACAGATGTAAATGGTATTATAAATTACATCAATAAGAATCCTATTACTGGTAATCAAGAACCTACATTAAGCCAAGCTCAATTAGCTGCTAATAAAAATGCTTCTGATGTAAATAAATCAAATACTCAAGGTATGGCTACTAAACCAGTAAATGCTGATACAGATTATTCTTTGTTTAGATCAACTTACTTCAAAGATTTATTATCTGAAGATGATCAAACTAAAACTTCCACAGCAACTCCTAAAATGTCCTTCTCCAGTAATTCATCTAATAATGGTGATAATCAAGATAGTTCTAATCAACCACAAAATCAAAATAAACCTAAACAAGATCCTGAAGATAGTGAAACTGTAGTTTATAATAAAAAGAAATTGGTTTGTGATATTCTAAAACAAGCATTAAATGCTAAGATGACAGCAGCTGGTATGTTGTATAGAGACTTATTCTCTTATATGCAATCCCATGTGAATAGTTATTCTAAGAAAACAAACCAAAATCAAAATAATCAAAAACAACAAGAAAAGCTTAATACAAATCCTAATAAACAATCCACAGATCAAAACAATACTCAAAATGGAGGTGAATAGGAATGCCTCTATATGAACTTGATGAAGCAAGAACTATTAAGACTATTGAAGGTTTGGTTAGAAAGTTTAAACGTATTACTTCAGGAAAAACTCATCATAAACCTGATATGAGAAAGTATCAAAAAACTTTCTTAGGGGACAGATTTGTAGCACAACCTAAGAAGGCTGGGGACTGGAAAAATAAACAAGATACTGATGGAAATCCTAATACTTATAAATAATAAACACCCATACTCTTTATGAGTATGGGTACAATTTTGTGTTTAATTATATACTATAATAGTGAGTAGTAATAGGTGTATTAAATAGGAGGTTGCAATGATTCCAATTATATTATTACCAGTAGAGTCTTTAATATCTGCAGTTCCTGTTATAGCTGGATCTGGTCTTAATTTATTATATAAATACAATAGACCATATGTAGATAATTTAGGATCAAGCTTTTACGACTTTTCAGATAATATAGAAGAAAATTCTAAATCTGAGAAGTATTGTAGCATGAAAGAATATCAAGCAGTATTTAATGCTCAGAAAAATAAGAGAGGTTAACCCCTCTTTTATTTTTTTTTGAAATCATCGCTCAATATTACTTGACCTTAGTATAATAGAAAATAAGTAAAAAGAGAGCTGGTGACGATATAAATGCTTATTGATATGCTATTATTATTTGCAGTACATTGCTTGGCAGATTATCCTCTCCAAGGTGAATATCTAGAAAGAAACAAAAGAAAGTCTTTATATCTTTTAACCTGTCATTGTGTTCTATATTCCTCTATAGTATGGGTAGGATATTGTTTGATTACTGGAAGTAATTTTCATGATTACTTTAGTAAAGTTATTTTTTTAATTATCTTCATCTCCCATCTATTAATAGATTTTGGTAAGTGCTATGCTATGAACTCATTGATTCTAGAACGAATTAATGGATTAATAGATAATGAAAAGTTTAGAAGATTAGAAGCCACATTGAATAAATTTGATCAATTATTTCATATCATAATTCTTTTCGTCATTTACTTTTGCAAGTACTGACCACTTAATAATTGAATTATAATGATAGGAGGAAATGATGAAAAGATATCCTTGTCCTTATTGTAGTGAAACTTATCATCGAGATGATTTAGTTAAGCATATAGAACGTAAACATGATGAAGAAATTCCAGAGGGTTATACGGCATATAGATTAGTATACGATATCGTGAATAATAAAAAAGGTCATGGCAACTGTACTGTATGTGGCAATCCTACCAAATGGAATGAAAAACGTCAAAAGTACGAACGTTTATGTGGGAATCCTAAATGCTATGAAACTGTTAAAAAGACTTATCGGAAACGTATGATGAAAGTCTACAATAAGATACATTTACTAGACGATCCTAAACAACAAGAAAAGATGCTTGCTAATAGACGTATTAGTGGTAAATATAAATGGTCTGATGGAAAAGAATTTACTTATACTGGCAAGTATGAGCTAAATCTTATGAAGTTCTTAGATGATGTACTCGAATTCGATTCATCTGAAGTTATAGCTCCAGGACCAATCTTAGAATACACCTTTGGTGGTAAAACTAGACATTGGATCACAGACTTTTTACTACTTCCTTATAATCTAATCATAGAGGTTAAGGATGGTGGTAAAAATCCTAATACTAGAACTATGACCGAATATAGGGCTAAGCAAATAGCTAAAGAAAAGATGATTACTAACATGGGTGAATACAATTATCTTCGTTTAACAGATAATGACTTCTCTCAATTATTTACAATGCTTGCTGAATTAAAAATGCAAGTTGTTGAAGATAAAGTTACTCCAATTTCAAGAATAAATAAATAGGAGTTTTCAATGAATATATTTACAAAGGCTTTGTCTGAATCTAAAAACAAAGACTACAATAAAAATACTATAGAAGATTTTGAAACAAAGTTCAAAAAAGAATTCTATGGAAACATGGTATCTTCTAGAAAAGAAAAGATTGGATGGCAAAAAGAAATCATTACTAAATTTGGTAATAAACTTTCTTTCATTAGTTCAATCATGATGGATAATCTAAGTGTAAAGGAAGCTATTCATAATCTATTTAATTCTAAAAAGATTTTGGCTGATTTTAGAGAGTATGCTGCTAATAAGCTTACTAGTAAAAAGACTAAGATTGAATATATCGAAAAACAACTAGAAGATTATCCAGAACTAGATTATGAGAGATATCAGTTAGGAAATCTTAAATCGGATATTCCTAAATTAAAGATTGATATTAAAGGTCTATTAAGTTTATATTTAGATGAACAATATTGGACTGGTACGAAGAGTTTAAAAACTGTCAATTTCTATAAATACAAAGATTACGAAAGTAAAGAATCTCTTCATGCTTTATATGAAAAAAGATCTAAGTATTTTCATAGAACTGATAATTTAAATCCATCTGAGATTATAAAAATCTCTAATCAATATGATATTGAAATTGCTAAAGAGTTAAAAATTATCCATACGGATTATGAGAACTATATATCTCAAATCGAATCTATTAAAGATAAAATAGATATACTTTTCAAGAAGATGGTTAATGACAGATCTCTATCTAGAGATCAACAAAGCAGAATTAGGCAAGTATTTAAATTATACTTAGATGATTTTTTGCACATCCATAAGATTCTTAGAAACTACAATCTTGCTTCTATGCAATTTTATATAGATTACTATAAAGAAACATCTCAAGTTATCCATACTATCTTTATGGAAACTGGTGCATTTAGAGCTAAAGTAAATGAGAAGGATGAATAATGGCTTTATATATTATGGAGTCATCTAATAACATTGAGGATCTAGTAAGTTCCTTAAATTTAACATTAGATGAACAAACAGCATTAGAAGAAGCTGTCATTCTAGAAGCAGAAGAAGAAAAAAATCCTTTTGAAGGAAAAAGTCCTAAAGAAATAGAAGATGCTGCTAGAAAAGCATTCTATGAGAAAATAGGAAAAAATCCTGAAGACCAAAAGACATTGAAAGATATAATTATTGGTCGTGATAATCTTATGAGGAATACCTTAAAAAGGGAATATGAAAACGCTCCTAGAACATGGCTTGCTTCTAAAATAGCAGCTTTTAGAAGTTTGTATACTAAACTAGAAGCAGAGCTTGATCAAGAACGAAGTATGAATCGTACAAATATGCTAAGAAAATTTATGCGTATTTGTATCAAAGTAATTGATTGGTTGGCTTTAAGACTTCAAAAAGTTGCAAATAAAATCGGTACTAAAAATGATGAATATGGTGCTGTACATCTTACAAGATATCGTAATAGAGAATTTAATGGTAGAATTAGAGCTTTACAAAAGAAAGTTGGAATTGCTGTAAATGATCGTGGGGTTACTTACAGAGATGACAATGATGGAAGCTTTGATTACGATTAGCAGCGATCTAGCTGGCTATTAAATGCTCTGCACATTATAATAATCTTTAATATTACTATTTTATGATATATCATGAAAAGGAATGGTGACCTTAATGCGTGAAGGTAAATTTGTAAAAATCATCGCTCCAGGCGGTGCTGTATTAAATTTCGTTGGTGTCACTGGCACTACAGAAAAAGCTCTTTTGGAAATTACATCCATTGCCAAATTATTAAACCGTGGCTGTGAAGTATTTGAAATTAAAGAAGAAGCACAAGAAGGAAAAGATCCAAAAGTAACTTATATTCCTCTTTATAATGCTTATGATGAAGCTGGTAAGGAAAAGCTTACTGAAAAACAAAAAGAAGACTTTGAAAAACGCGGTTTCAAAGAACATGCCACAGATAATGGTGGTAAGAAAAATATTGATTCTAAAGAATTAGAAGCAATTCTAATTACAGATATCGAAGATATTGTTAAACAATTGATCGATCAAGAAGAAAAAGATCGCGAAACTGCTGTTGGTGAAAAGCTTAAAATTCATATTGCAGAACTAAATGCTCAAGAAACAGTTGAAACTACTCCAAAAACTGAAGAAGAAGTTATTACTGAAAAAGCATCTGCTCGTTTCAAAAAACATTTCGAAGACTTAGTTGCTGAAGAAAAAGCTAAAACAGAAGCAGCTGCTAAATCTGAAGAAGAAAAAGCTAAAGAAACTGCATTCGATAAAGGTGCTGTTTATCGTCAACTTCCTCGTTTTGGTAATAAACCATCTTCCTCCACTTTCCGCTATACAGCTGATGGTTCTTTAGAACCTGATACACATACAGAAGAAGTACATGGTGAAGATTCCCATACAACAGTTCCTCCAACACCTGCAATCCCTGGCGAGCATACAGCTACTTCTGAAACTTCTGGTACCCCAGCTGCAGCTGGCGCAGGTACAACTCCAGTTAATAGAGGTGGTAGAACTCCTGAATCTGGAAACCCTGGTAATCAAGGCCAAGGTGGTAGAGCTTCTTCCAGAAGTGCTTCTACTGAAGCGGCAGCTTCCACAACTAATAGACCAGTTGCATCTGAAGAAAATAGAGATCATTTATAATATAAATTAGGTGAACAGTTATGGGATTATTCATAATGAGTTCTAATTTAGTTGAACAATGTTTTATGGACTTTAATAATATTCTCTGTGAAAATGTTGAAGGTCCTGTTGCAGGTAGCATTGACGAAGATTTAGATGGTCTTGCTAAAGGATTTAATACCGCTGTAAATAATATTAAAAAAGGAGGCCAACCTACTGGTGAGGCCTCCCTTATTAATAGTATTTCTAAAGTAAAGAATCTTAATTGGTTACAACGTAAGCAAGTTGAGTTAGAAGCTAAATTAGAAAAATATGACCAAAAAGTGAAGTCTGATAAGACTGGTACTTTTAGTAAAATTTGGACTAGATTAAAAGCTTTTATAGTTAAAGTAATTCATGCTATTGTAAAAGCTATTAATACAGCTCATGGTTGGATTAAGAAGAAAGTTGGTAAATAAATGCCTTTATTTCAAAATGAACAACTAGTTCTTGAATCATGCATTTATGATATTTCTACTTCTATTAAA